AGATCCTGTTTTTATTACATAGTATTGGTCAGCCATGTGCTGCCTTATTCCTTTAAAATTTGAAACGAGAAAACTAATTGCTTCTGAAGAGTTTGAAATATCGGCTTCAAATGATTTTTGGCCTCCGCAAAATTTTCTTAATTTTCCATATACTTTAATTTTTCTTAGCATTTTTTTTCTGGCCTTAAGACAATTGTAGTTTCAAAAAAAGGATCTACAATATAAAAATCTACATCTAAATAATTACAGCTTGCAATATCAGCACTAGAAAATTTTAATTGACCATTTGGATGTGAATGAACTACACCAAGAATTTCCCCTTTATCTTCAAAAAAAGCCCAATCTATTGGATCAATTACAAAAGATTCAGAAGCAAATTCTTCAGCAATATTTTTACAAGCACCATATAAAATTTCTTCATTAACTTTATAAATCAAACCACAAGATTCCTTTGGGTGCTCGTTTTTTGCGTGTTTGTATGCTTCTTGTTTCCACATAGTTAATTGACAAAAGTGCCTACGCCCGGAAAATCCTTTCTTGTAACTTGTCTAGCAGGTATTTTTTTATTATGTAGATCAATTTTTGAAACTAATTCAAATTCCACAAATAATCTACTTTCAGTAACTTTTCTATCAATAAAAAATATTCTTCGTGGAAATTCATCCGAGCTTGGTGTTCCAAATGGATTTATATTATTAGGAAAATTGTCAGCATCTAAATTACTGGCTGTAGTTTTTATTCTTGTTACTTTGGCATCTAACAAGTCATTTTGATTAGTTGTAGCATTTATAAGTATTAATAAATCAGAAACTGTTACCGCTTGACTTAAAGCATTAAAACCTAATAAATTTGCAATTCTTAAAATAGGTCTTGGGATCTGACCTTCCCCAGACTCTTCAAAACCAGTAGCTTCAACAGGAAGTCTTTGATATGACTCATTCTGCCATTTTATTTCAGAATGAGTGTTCATATTTGTTCCACTATGAAATCTCAATGTCTCATTACTTCCATGAATATTGGCAAATAATTCAATTTTAAAAAGCTCAATAATACTAGAAGGATTAATTGATTGAAGTTCTGAAATTGGTATTGCCATTTTATGGTTCAGCTACCTGTTCTAATGTCAAATTTAAATCTCTTCGATTTAAAAAAGGAATACTTGAACTTCTGTTAGTACAAATAAATTTAAAGCCAGTGTATTTATTGCCTAAGGTAAATGTAAAAGATTGCTGATCATCAAATCTTGCATTTAAAAAATTATCAATGGTTATGAAATCAGTTTCAGTAATATTAAATTTCATCTGTAAAACTATCAACCTTTTATTAGCAGGTAAACCTTTCACTAATCTTTGTTCAAAGCCATCTCCAAATTTTATTCTTAAAGATTCTTGTTTTACTGATTCTCGAACCCCATTCAAAGGTAAGATTGAAGGAAATGCAGTCATATTATGCTAAAAGTCCCCCTGCTCTTTTTTGTTTAATTAACTCAGATTGTACTGCAACTGCAATTTGTGTGCCAAGTTCATTGGCTTGTGTATTATCACCTTGAACTGAAGATCCACTAGCGTCAACAGATACAGCAATATTGATATTTCCACCTAAAGCTGAATTTGGTGAAACAAATCCAGAACTATTTGGTGTGAATAATTCAGGTCCTTTCTCACCGACTATCACAGACTGACCTCTTTTAACAGGACCTCCTTCTGCTCTAAAAATATTTCCGAAAATACCTTTTTTACTTTTACCATCCCCAAATATCGCATCACCCAAACCACCAAAAATACCAGACAATGCTCTATCAAGTAATTTATTTTTTAAATTATTTAAAACATTATTCATAGCTTGCCCAAAGGTTTGAGTTCCTAAAATTGCACCTTTAATATTTTCAACTAAACCTTGTTCTAAAGTCATACCTAAATCTTCAGCAATTGTAACTGAATCTTTTAATTTATCATTTAAAATATCTTGTTTGTCTATTAAAAATTCTTTGTTTAATAATTCAATTTTTTGTATTCTGTCCTGTTCATTTTCAATATTTAATGCTTTTCTTAATTCATCAGTAAGTTGAAATTTTCTTTCTAATATTTTCTGATCAGTTTCATCTTCTGTAGTTTTTAATTCTATTCTTCTTTTAAGTTGTTTAATGTCATTCGCAGCATTTTCACCTGCCTTTGGATCAAATTTTCTTGGATCTAAAGGTTTTGGTCGATTGTTAAAAGCTTTAGTATTAGCTTCGTCTATTAAAATGTCATCAATATCTTTATCTGTAAAACCTTGAAGTTTTAATTGTTCTCTTCTTGTCATTTCCAAGAATTTTAATCTTTCTTTTAATTTTGTTATTTGATCTTTATATTTCTGCGTATTTGCTGCTTCAGCTACACCTAAACCTAAAGCATTACTTACGCTTTCTTTCTCTGCTTTAATTTTTTCTTCTAATAGTTTTATTTGTGCATTTATTGTTTCTTTTGAATCTGTTTTTAAAAGATCATTAAATTCTTTCTGTGCTTTTTTATGTTTGTTTACTTGATGAATACTTATTCCTGTTACTGCAGCTAATGCAATAATTGCTAATGTAAATGGTCCACCCATAATTGCAGCACCTAATTTAACAACAGCAATTAAAGTTTTAATAGTACCAATAAATGCTTTTATTATCGGTATAGCTATTGTTAAAGTTGCAACTAAAGTCGTGGTTACACCTATAAATGTAATAATTGGTTCGGGTATCATTGCTACAGCATCAACTAAAAGCGTTAAAATTTTTACTGTTTCTTTTGCAGTAGGTAAAAATGCTTTACCGACAGCAATTTCCAAATCCTCAACTGCATTTCTAAAATCTTTAAATACTTGAGTTGGATCATTTTCAAGTAATTTTTTTAATTGAGCACCGCCATCTTCTCCAATTTTTGCAAGAGCTCTTAAAACAACTTCACTTGTTAGTTTTCCTTCAGCAGCAAATTGTTTCAACCCTCCCACGTTTGTATTTAATTCGGCAGCGATAGGTGCAAGAAGAGTTGGTACTTGTTCTGCAATACTTCTAAATTCATCACCTTGTAATCTTCCGCTACCAAGTGCTTGTGCTAATTGTCTGAAAGCATTGGATGCCTCAATTGTTGAAGCACCTGCTAATTTTGCTGCGGTGTTAAAGCCAAAAAATGTTGTCTTAATATCTTCAACTCCAACATTCAAAGGAGCAAGTCGAGCAGTTATATTTGTAATACCTTCAAGTGCTTCTGTTGAACTTAAACCAAATGTTTTTTGGGCTTCTGAAACTATATCTAACGATCTACTAAAAGTTCCATTTTGTTCTGTTAATAACTTTAATCTGACTTCTAATTTTTCAAAGTTAGCAGCAGTTGATATTGCCCTTCTACCAAATTCTGCTAAACCTACACCTGCTATTATTTTTCCTAAATTATTGAATTTAGTTGTAAGTCCTTTATTTCTTTTTTCTAAAATATTAAAAGTTCTTCCTAATTTTTTACTACTAGAATTTACTTTATTTAAAACATTCAGTGCTTTCTGAGCATTAATATCAATAAAAACACTTGCTAATGCCATCAGACCTTTTTACTTAAGTTTACTATGTCTTTTGCTTCGCTGCCTTATCTTCATAATAGGCAGCGAAATAAATTAATTCTGATTCTGTAAGTTCTTGCCTTAATCTACTTACTGTCATACCCAATTCTGTTGCTAGGAAAAATTCAAAGAATAACCAATTATCCCCCCTTAATCTTCCTTTGCTTCTTCAATTGAATCTACACTTGCACCAAATAAAAATAGTTCAAGATCATTTAAAACTTTTTCTGGTAATTCATGTTTTAATCTAACAGCATCGCCTTGCTGAAAAGCCTTTGATCCGTCTTCATTCTCTGCTTTTTGACAAAGCATTTGTGTTGACATTTTTAAAGCGTCTTCACCTGCTAATGCTTGTACTGCCAACCTATCACCTCTTGTAATAGGACGAAAGTAAAGATCACAAAGAAAATTTCCATTTTCATCATTAACTGTAAATTTACGTCTTTGTGAAAGATCAAAAGCACCAGTTAATAAATCAATAGTGCGAGTTTTTGCTGCTGTCATAAATTAGATAGAAATTGTTACTGGTCCACTTACTTGAAAGTTTACAGTTTGAGTTGTAAGTTCGCCAACTGTGGATGCTGCAGTCGTACCTGTAATTACACCATTAAAAGAATATTTTTTTCCTGACTTTAAAAATAAATTAAAAGAAGCATCTGCGGGATCTAAAGATGTATTTACATCTGTTAGCAATTCAGCAGTAGCATCGCCAGAAGTTTCTGTGTATTGAACTTCAATTGTACCTGTAGCCGTTTTTAAACCACCTGCAAATGTTCTAGCACTTGATCCATGAGCAGTTGTCTCAACAACGTCTTTGGTCATGTCTAACGACCATGAAGTTGAACCTGCAACAGCACTTACAGACCCAGATCCGTTATCAAACTCAACAGAGCCTTCTTCACCTCTGACTACAGCCATAATTTTTAAATATTATTTAAAAATATATTAGCCTTTTTTATCCTTTTTTTCTAGTTTTTTACGATTTAATGCTGACTCGCATCTATTATCCCAATTATTAATATTTCTACCACCTTTAATTTCTTCAAGAATTTTAAAATGTTCTTCAGTAAAATCTTCTAATTTCATAATTCTTCAAATACTTGGAAATCTATAGTCATTCTACTCTGAAGATAACCTTCGGGACTACCATTTTGTAACACTGCGGGTCCGTTGACTGCTTCATAAAAAACATTATCAACATTTATTCTGTTAAAAAGATTTCTTAATCTAGTAGCAACAGTTAAACTTTCTCCGACACCAATACCAACCTTTGAAAAAATATTTAAATTTAACTGACCATTTATAATATTATTTTTATTTGTATTACCTAAAAAATCTATATATTGATTTTGTGTAAATTCAATTTCTGATAAAACAAAAATTTTATCAGTTAAAGGTTTAAAAGGAATATTATTAAAGACCACAGTTATAGGTGGTGCTGATTGCATTTCATCAATAAGTCTCTTTTCAATATTTTTTCTAATTATGTTTAAATCAACAGCAGTCATGATTCTTTAGGTTTTGCTTTTTTTACAATGTCAGCGACTGCTCTAACTTGTGCATCTGGCCAACCTGCTTTTTTATCTTGTCTTGATCTAAACGAACCTCCCCAAGAAGGTGGTAGGTTCGTTCCGTATGTTATTGCTTCAGCATAAGGCATTGTATTAATAAGACTATAGATATTACCTGCTTTTTCTTTTTGATAATTATTTCTTACTGGTGGTAAAGCTGATCTTGGTATTGACTTCTCTTTTTGAAAAGGACCAAAAGAAAGTGGTGCAGATTTTGAATTTTGTGAGATTGTCCAATTACCTCTAAATCTACCAGTATCTACAGGTGATGCTTCTTTTAATCGAGCATCAAGTTCAAGAACTGCAAATCTAAGAACTTTATCAAACTGTTCTTCGCTAAATTTCCCAATATCACCAATTTTAATTCTTCTCATGCTCTTAAAAATAAAGTATAAAATACATCTTCACCATTAACCATTTCTTTCTGAACAGTTATTACTGTATAGATTATACCTGCAATTTTAACTCTGTCTTGAGGTGTAGGTTCAAAATTAATATCTTCTCTTGAAATATTTAATTTTTTATCAGTTTGCTGTATTAATGAATTAACTTCTTGTTTTTTAACATCCTCCAAAAAACCAAATATAGATAGTTCTGTAATGCTTTCACCCACTTCCCCTTTTTCTAAATTATATTTACCATTATTTATTTTTTGATAAACAACATTAGCACCAAAGTTTTTTATTATTTTACTTGAAACAACTCTAAAACCTTTAAATTGACTCATTATCTTGAATAAGCAATAACAGAACCACTGTCTAATTTTATTGACAAAACATCTAATTCTATTGCTACGTTTTTACCTAAATTAACACTAGATAAAGTACCAGAAATAACATCAGAAGTTAATGTATTAATTACAGAATCTTCAAGTGCTACGATTTTTGCAAATTTTCCAGAATGAACTGAAGTTCCTGTAAGAATTTTTGCTGTTGTAAAAATGTCCATAAGTTAGCTCCTTTTAATTGCTATGTTACCAGTACTGCTGATCCTAAGACCAGTAAAAAATCTTTCAAATAAAGGCGGAACCCTATCTGCACCAACAGCACCAAAGAAATTTGGCTTTGCTTCAAGATTACCAAGTTTAACTTCTTTGTAATCTTCAAGCCCACTTAATGCTAATCCGTTTTTATTATTATTCAAATATGTTGCCAAAATAACTTGTGCTTCTTTTACTTCGGGCGGAACTTCTGTCGCTGTATAGTAGTCAGTTGTCACTCGAAATGGAAAGCCAATTGAATATGTATTTATATAATGATCTGGCTTTCTTACACCAACTCTTGGCCATTGCAATGCTTGAGTATTGGTTGCTCTTGCACCTAAAAATCTTTCTCTATCAATTCTTTTAGCTGCAGTTACAAGTGCTCTATTTTTTTGGTCAGTTGTTGCACTTGACCAAGCAGTAACATCATCATCCTCTACATATCCATCAATCAGATCTTGAGCTTCCTGTAACGTCAAGTAACTGTTGGCTATGTTGCTGCCTACTGTCGTGTGTAATGTTATTGCCATTTTTTTTGTTTTTTCTTTTTGTTTTTTTAACAGGAGAAGTGGCTGATTTTATTTCAGCCACTTGTTCTCTTGCTCGCTTAAAAGCAAATAAACCCATTATTTTCTGAATGCAGAAACAGTTGTACTGCTTGTGACTCTGAAAATAAAAGATCCAGATGTTGCTGCTGCCACATCTGCATCACCAACTATTGTTACGTTTGAACCTGCGGTCAACGTAAACTTGTGAGTTGATGTTGCTTTATTTACGATAGTTAGTTCAAAAGTTTGACCAACTTTGTTCTGTACACCTAATGCTGTGAGAATTTCTGCAGCAGTTGGTGTAGTGACAGTTCTGTTACCAGTCGGTGTACCATCAACTATGCCTTCTATTAACTCAGCGGTTGTGAGTGTCATAGCAGCATTTTCTGTCTTTATAACTTTGGTCTTTGTTAATTGACCAAAATTAGGATTTTGAAGTTCAAATAAACTTGCCATAATTAATCCTGAGTTGAAATGTTAGTAGCTCTAACAATACCTATATTCTTTGTCTCATAGACCTTCGACCATTTGCCTACTGTTTCTAATACTGATCTTGTTGGATTAGTATCAGTTGTTGCCCACTTTGCTCCTACTGGGTGATAGCAGTAATGTAGATCAATAGCCATAGCATCAGATTTTGCGAGAATATCTTGATCTGTTTCTGTTGTTAAGCCTGCTTGCTCTCCACTTGCAACTGCACCTTGAGTAAAGAAGTATGTAGCATATTCTGTACTTGAGCCACTACCTGCAGTTTGTACGTCATCTGAAACTATAACTCTTAGGCCACAGTATGTTGGAACTGTGTCATTACCTGCAGTATAAGCACCAGAAATTGTTCCACCAGAAGCTGTTGCTGATCCTCCGTTTCCGTCAGATGCAAGAACATAGTCAACCATTTTTCTTTCTACAAGATCATAGTAAACTTTGCTGTGCATACAAACAGCAGTTAATTTGTCGCCTGCATCACCAAGAATTGACCTTGCTTTTGCAACGTGACGAGGTGCAAGAGTAGTAGGGGTATCACCAGAACCGCCATCGATTGTTAAATCAAAAAATGCAGCAGATGAAGTTGTGCTGTTAACGCTACCAAAAACACCTGCAAGACAAGCAAGCAAATCTTTTTGTCTTTGGTTAGCAATGTAAGCACCAACTTTCTGACCAATCGCAGCCATTGGGTCTGAGCCTGCTGCAAGTGCAGCTAAGTCTCTAGATTCAAAAGCTCGACCTCTGTGTAAAATAACACCAACTTGTTTGTCTGAGCCAATTTTGCCCGGTACAAGTGATGAAGAATCTGAAAGAACTTCAAAGTCTCCCTGCAAATCAGCAGAGAAAAATGGGATATTGACGAAATCACCACCTTCTGTCGCATTAAGTTCAGCTAGAGGTGTAACCACACCGCTATTTAGAAAACTATCTCTTAGTGTAGTCTGCTGAATGACATAAGGCGTAAAAACCTCTGGGATGATAACGTCACTTCTTAATACAGCCATCTGTAAAAATAAAATGAACGGAGTGGGCGTAACCCTAAATTTAAAACTTACAAGCGTAACCTGTAGCTTCTTATCTGCGTAACAGATTTATTTAGTATATTAGCGACTTTCAGCAATATCTCGCAACTTTTGCCACGTTTCTACACCATAAACTCTTGCTATTCTTGTCTGTTCTGTTACGTTTTCAGAGTTTTTTAAAAATGGCTTTAACATTTCTTCTGTAAACTGACCATTTAAACTGGGCTTCGTGATAGGGGCACCACCACCAGAAATACTACGAGTTTTCAAAAGATAAGGCTTTTCTTTTTCTAATTTATTTTTCACATACTCGTCTACAGGTAATTGCTCATACCCATCAATAACTACTGGTTTCCCATCTTTCATTTGAAGTTGATCTTTCGGTAATAAATTATTTAATACTAATTCTGGATCGTGTGTTATTTCTGAGAGAGCTTGAATTGCCGGACCTATTAGTTCAAGCTCTCTGTTTCTTAATTCTAACTCTTCTATTCTCTTTTTGTCTTCAGCACTTTTATCTCTGTACTGTTGTTCAAGAGATTCTTTTGCTTTTGTATATTCACCCGCTTGTTCTAATTTTAATTGTTCAGCCTGCCTTTTAAATTCTTTTAATTGCTCATAATCATCTGGAACTTCAATCAATTCTTTTTTCTGCATTTTTCCAATTAACTCGTGATTTTTTGCTTCAAGTTTTTTAACTGATTCTCTTAATTGCTGTAACTCGGCATCATTATTAGGTTGTACAGGTGGTGTTGGTTCTAGTTCTTCAGCCATACATTTTAAAGATATTATATTTAATTATACTACCATTTTACTTTTGCTGCCCAAAATGCAGCACTCATTTTACCTCTAGCTATGTTTTTTGAATGACGAGCCAGAAAACTTTTTCTTCTGGCTTTGTCTTTTTTTGTTTGAGGGTTTTTACCTGCACCGCTTACACCTTGCTGACCAAATCTAATTAATTTTATTTTATCTCCTTCTTTTGCTAAAACTGCATGACTACTTTTTGGATGCTTTGAAGTTCTTTTTGGCTTATTGTAACCTTCAAAAGTTTCTCCTCTATATGTAATACTCATTTTCCTTTCTTTTTCATAGCAATATTATGTGCCTCAGTAAAAGTTTTGCCTGCAAGCATTGCTTTTGTCATTTCATCAATATGCTTTTTAGTATGACCATGTGCCTTCTTATGTCTTGCTAAAGCATTTTTTTGCCTAGTTGTAAGTGTTTTTTTCATTTTTTTCTACCTCGAGCTTTATTATAAATATCTTTATCTACTCTTCTTGCAGGTCCACCTCTCATATATGAATTAACTCGTGCCATTGACCATGCAGCCATACTGACATTTCTACTGCCACTTGATAAATAAGCACCTTGACCCTTTCTGTAAACAGCAGCCAGTTCACCATAAGTAAACCTATTTCCTTCTGCTTTTTTTCTTAGTGCTTTTTTTGTTTGCTCGTTTAACGGCTTTCTTCGACTTTTTTGAGGCATCTTGTTCAACTCGTGATTTTTGGACAGCTTTTACATCAATATAAGCACCTGCCTTATATAACGCAGCAGTACGTTTTATTTCAGCAGCTTTTGCTGCCTTGTTTTTAGATCCCCGCAAATATGCTTTAGGGATATTAGTTTTTTTGTCTTTTGGTACTCTACGAAGTTTTGGCACTACTTTTTCTTTTTCTTTTTAGTTTTTGTTTTAGGTTTCATAGATGACCCATAACCCATTCCTTTTGGCATATTCAAAAAAGTAACTAAGTAAAGTCTAACTGTTTTTCGTTATTCTTTCTAGTTCTTCAAGTGTAAGTTCTGATCCATCTTGTCTTACAAATTGCTTAAAAACATCTGTAGGGCTACGACC